ACTCCTATTGAGTTTACTCAGGAGCAGGTTGAAGAGTTTATTAAATGTAAGCAAGACCCTGTTTACTTTACTAAAAACTATGTGAAGATTGTGACCTTGGATAAAGGTCTTCAACCTTTTATGCCTTATGACTTTCAAGAGAAGTTAATCAATAACTTCCATGATAATAGATTTAATATCTGTAAGATGCCACGACAGACTGGTAAGTCTACCACCGTGGTATCTTTTTTGCTGCACTATGCTGTCTTCAATGACAGTGTTAATATTGGCATCCTAGCAAACAAAGCAGCAACTGCTAGGGAACTTTTAGGAAGGTTACAAACTGCATACGAGAACTTACCAAAGTGGATGCAGCAGGGTATCATTGCATGGAATAGAGGTTCACTGGAGTTAGAAAATGGCAGTAAAATATTGGCAGCATCTACATCTGCATCTGCTGTCCGAGGTATGTCATTTAACATCCTCTTTCTCGACGAATTCGCGTTCGTCCCAAATCACATTGCTGACTCGTTCTTTGCCTCTGTTTATCCTACTATTACTTCTGGTAAAAGCACGAAGGTAATCATCGTCTCTACGCCTCACGGTATGAATCACTTCTACCGTATGTGGCACGATGCGGAGAAGAGTAAGAACGAATATGTTCCTACAGATGTTCACTGGTCTGAAGTTCCAGGTAGGGATGCGAAGTGGAAAGAGCAGACTATTGCCAACACTTCAGAAGCACAGTTCAAGGTTGAGTTTGAATGCGAATTCTTAGGTTCTGTTGATACTCTGATTGCTCCTAGCAAATTAAGGAGTATGGTGTATGAATCTCCAATTAAACAGAGTGCAGGATTAGATGTATATGAACCTCCGAAGGAGAACCATGATTATGTAATGTCAGTTGACGTTGCTAGAGGAGTTGGAGAAGACTACTCTGCATTTGTCTGTGTAGATATTACAGAGTTCCCTCATAAAGTAGTTGCTAAGTATCGGAACAATGATATCAAACCGATGTTGTTCCCCAATATCATCTATGAGGTAGCAAAGAATTACAATAGCGCATTTATACTCTGTGAGGTCAACGATATTGGCGACCAGGTGGCATCTATCCTACAATATGACCTTGAGTATCAAAACCTACTTATGTGCTCCATGAGGGGCAGAGCAGGGCAGATTGTAGGTCAGGGATTCTCTGGAAAGAAAACACAGTTAGGCGTGAAGATGTCTAAGACTGTGAAGAAAGTTGGATCTCTCAATCTCAAAACTCTGATTGAAGAAGACAAGTTAATCTTCAAGGACTATGAGATTATTTCCGAACTGACAACCTTTATCTCAAAGCACAATTCGTTTGAGGCAGAAGAAGGTTGTAATGATGACTTGGCAATGTGTTTGGTTATCTATGCCTGGTTAGTAGCACAAGATTACTTTAAAGAACTAACTGACCAGGATGTTCGTAAGAGATTATACGAAGAACAGAAGAATCAAATCGAACAGGATATGGCACCATTCGGATTTATGGATGATGGATTAGGTACAGATAGTTTTACTGACAGTGAAGGAGATAGATGGTTTAATGCTGATGAGTATGGAGACCGTTCCTTTATGTGGGAATACCTTTCATAATGGAATTTGATAAGCAGATAAAACTAGGTCACTTACTTCTTTCTGATAGGAGATGTAGAGTCTGCGGAGAAACTAAAAATCTTGTAGAAGGGTTTTATAGAACGAGAAAGAATAGAGGACCAGTAGCATCTTCATACTCATATGAGTGTAAAGAGTGTACTATTGATAGAATAAAGAAGAGTAAGAAGTCTAATAATCTCTGGGAATACCCAGACTGGTAATTCACGCCACGTTTCCCCACTGAAAATATACTTTTTAATAAATATTTTCAGATAAACTGAGATTACGGAGAAAAACATGGCGACTCCTCAATTATCTCCAGGCGTACTCGTCAGAGAAGTTGACTTAACCAAAGGTAGAGTTGATAATGTTTTAGATAATATTGGAGCAATTGCGGGTCCATTCGCAATCGGTCCCGTGAACGAACCTGTTCAGGTTGACAGTGAGCAAGCACTTATCGATGTATTCGGTAAGCCACAAGCAAGCGGTAACCAGTATGAGTACTGGATGTCTGCTTCTTCATACCTTTCCTACGGCGGCGTTCTCAAGGTAGTAAGAGCATCTGGAACCACACTCATTAATGCTAATGCAGGTGTTGGTATTGCTGCTACTACAGCACTCTTAATTGAGAACTACGACGACTATTCGGAGAACCACGATACAGCAACAGACTTTACTTGGGCTGCTAAAAACCCTGGTACTTGGGCAGATGACCTGAAGGTTTGTGTCATCGACGATTTTGCAGACCAAACGATCGGTATTACCACAACTAACCCTGGCGCAATGGGCGCTGAAGTTGGTCTTGGTGTTACTGCTTCTCTTGCTGGCGTAACTGTACCTGGTTCAGGAACAACTTCTTCCTTCACTGGATATCTGAAGGGGATCATCACCGGAGTCACCACTTCTACAACTGGTGCTAGCACCATTGACGTTAAGGTTGTTTCTCGCGTAGAAACAGTTGGCGGCGGAGCAACAGAAACTAAGATTGCATATCAAGAAGGAACTTCTTATGCATCTTTCGACACCTCCGACACTCTGACCTTTGTCAACGCTGTTGGTGTTAATACTGGTTCTTCTGCTACTGCTGCTGTTTCAGTTGCTACTGCAGTTGATTGGTATGATCAACAGACTCTTGGACTCACAAACTCGACAGTTTACTGGAAGTCCATTGCTCCTAGACCTACAGCAAATAACTTCGTTTCTACAAGAAATGGTTATGGCGACGGAATCCACGTTGTTGTCGTTGATGACAAGGGTTCTGTAACAGGAATTCAGGGTAACATCCTTGAGAAGCATGTCGGTCTGTCTAAGGCATCTGACACAATTTCCGCAGTCAATTCTCCTCTGAAGATTTACTATAAGGATTATATTGCTGACTTCTCTGCCAATGTATACGCAGGTAAGAGTCCATCTGCAGCAGCAGATACCTATCACGGAACTGCTCCTGTCGCAACTGGTTTCAGTGCTTACACTGGAGTTAAGTCTGCTTCTTTCGCAGCAGTCTCAACTGGCGATGGTACTTGGGGACAAGCAGCACAAGGCGTAACGTTCTCCGCAATCGGTAACGTTTCTTATACTCTTTCCGGTGGTAAGAACTACGGAAACGCTGGAGCAACTGACGAGTTCAAAGCAACTCTTGGCAGTCTCCAAACTGCATATTCATACTTATCCAATAAGGACGAGATTGAAGTTGATTATCTGATCATGGGTCCTGGATGCACTGAGAAGGCAGAATCGCAGGCAAAGGCAAACTATCTTATCTCTCTTGCAGAGCAAAGAAAGGATTGCATGGCACTGATCGGTCCTCATAGAGCAGACCTGGTTGGACAGTCCAATACAACAACTCAGACCAATAATCTGATTGAGTACTTCAGCCCTCTGACTTCTTCTTCATACGCTGTATTTGATAGTGGTTATAAGTATACTTACGACCGCTTCAATAACAAGTTCCGCTATGTTCCTTGTAATGCTGACGTTGCTGGTATGATGACCAGAACTAACATCGTCGCATATCCTTGGTTCTCACCTGCAGGTCAGGCAAGAGGAACACTGAACAATGCAGTTAAACTTGCATACAACCCCTCCAAGGCACAAAGAGACAAACTGTATCCTAACAGAATTAACTCTTTCGTAACTCAGCAGGGTGCAGGAACATTCCTCTTCGGAGACAAGACTGCACTGTCTTATGCATCTGCATTCGATAGAATCAACGTTCGCCGCTTGTTCCTCACAATTGAGCAAGCACTGGAGAGTGCAGCAAATGCACAACTCTTTGAACTCAACGATGAGTTAACAAGATCCAACTTCAGAAACATTGTTGAACCATATCTCCGTGATGTTGAAGCGAAGAGAGGTCTCTATGGGTTCCTCGTTATTTGTGATGAGACCAACAACACTCCTGACATCATTGATAACAATGAGTTTAGAGCAGATATCTATCTGAAACCTGCCAAGTCCATCAACTACGTCACTCTGACCTTCGTTGCTACACGCACGGGCGTCAGTTTTGAAGAAGTAGCAGGTAGAGTTTGATTTAGCCTTATCATAAATACCTAAAGGAGGAGTAAAACAATGGCTACAAGAGCAAACAAAAATCTTTCGGCATTCAAATCCAGACTGATTGGCGGCGGTGCCCGCCCCAATCTGTTTGAGGTTGAGTTAACAACTTTCCCTGATGCTATCGCAGAAGCATGGGATGCTGATACTTTCCAGTTCATGTGTAAGTCGGCAGCACTTCCTGCTTCCAACATTGCACAAATTGATGTTCCTTTCAGAGGACGCATCTTTAAGGTTGCTGGAGACAGAACTGTTGATACCTGGACTGTAACAGTTATCAACGACGAGAACTTTGGTCTCAGATATGCATTTGAGGCATGGGTAGAGCACATGGCGAAACTTTCCAATAACATGGGTGCTACACTTCCTGCTGCATACATGACAAATGCTACCGTCTATCAACTTGGTAGAGGTAAGGAATTCTCTAGTCAGGACAACAGTGGATCGAACAATGTTGTACTTGCTCAGTACAACTTCATCGATATTTTCCCAACTAATGTTTCTCAGATTGACCTGTCTTACGACAATGGCGATCAGATTGAAGAGTTCACCGTTGAATTCCAAGTTAATTCTTGGAACAGAGGAGAATTAGGATCAACTGAAGAAGACGAAACCTGATATCTTAGGTTTAGTCCTTTCATAAATATATTGAAAGGACTAAACCATAAATCATTATGTCGTCAAAGTTATTTGGATTCTCTATTGAGGATTCTGAACCACTACCGCAGAGTGCCGTATCACCCGTTCCTCCTAATAATGAGGATTCGGTTGACCACTATGCGACTAGTGGTTTTTTTGGTAGCTATGTAGACCTTGAAGGTGTATTCAAGACTGAGTTTGATTTAATCAAACGCTATCGTGAGATGTCTTTACACCCTGAGGTTGATAGCGCAATTGAAGATATTGTAAACGAAGCAATTGTTTCTGATACAAATGATAGTCCTGTAGAGATTGAACTTTCAAATCTTAATGCTAGTGATGGTATTAAGACAAAGATTAGAAAAGAGTTTAAACATATCCTAAATCTTTTAGACTTTGATAAGAAGTCGCATGAAATTTATAGGAATTGGTATATTGATGGTCGTATTTACTATCATAAAATCATTGATATGAAGAATCCCCAAGAGGGAATTCAAGAGTTGAGATATATTGACGCAATGAAGATGCGTTATATTCGTCAGCAAAAGAAAAAACCAGGAGAAGTACAAAATCTCAATAATCAACTTAGAGGATTGAAAGATCCTATGGAGTATGATTTCCCTGAGATTGAAGAGTTCTTTATTTACAATCCAAAACCAGGAAATTCGGCAGGTTCTACTTCCTCAGCATCTCAGAGTGGTGGAAGTCAAGGTATTAAGATGACAAGAGATTCTGTCTCTTACTGCACTTCTGGTCTTGTAGATAGAAATAAAGGTATTACACTTTCGTATCTCCATAAAGCAATTAAGGCACTCAATCAACTTAGAATGATTGAGGATTCTTTGGTTATCTATCGTTTGTCAAGAGCACCAGAACGTAGAATTTTCTACATTGATGTTGGTAATCTTCCTAAGCAAAAGGCAGAACAGTATCTGCGTGACGTTATGATGAGATATCGTAACAAACTTGTATACGATGCTAACACTGGAGAGATTCGTGATGACAAGAAATACATGTCTATGCTTGAGGATTTTTGGTTACCTAGAAGAGAGGGAGGACGTGGTACTGAAATTTCTACTCTTCCAGGAGGACAAAACCTTGGAGAAATCACAGACATTGAGTATTTTAAAAAGAAATTATATAGAGCACTCAACGTCCCGCCGTCTAGGATGGATGGCGAAGGCGGATTTAATCTGGGTAGATCCTCCGAAATCCTCAGAGACGAACTGAAATTCACTAAGTTTGTTGGACGTTTGAGAAAGAGATTCTCGAATATGTTCAATGATATGCTCAAGACTCAGTTGCTTTTGAAGAATATTGTCACTCCAGAAGATTGGGATTTGATGAGTGAGCACATTCAATATGACTTCTTGTATGATAATCACTTCTCTGAACTGAAGGATACTGAATTAATGAATGAGAGATTGACTCTTCTTCAGGCAGCAGAACCTTATGTTGGTAAGTATTATTCTCAAGATTACGTTCGTCGTCAGATTCTGCGTCAGACTGACATGGAAATTATTGAACAAGATGAATTGATTGAGAAGGAAATTAAAGCAGGTATTATTCCTGATCCTGCAACAATTGATCCTGCTACTGGATTGCCATTTGCACAAGAAGATCCAGCAGTTGGACAAAATATTTCGGCACCGATAGAACCTGAAATTGACGGAAGTGCAACTGAAGCACCTGAACTTCCAAAAGGCGGAGAGATCTAGTATAAATATCGGTAGTACATCATACTTATTATAAATGGAAGAACTTCTAGATATGATGGTTGCTGATGAGTCACCTTCCCAAATCAGTGATGCCATTAAAGATTTGCTGTATGCAAAGACAGCAGAAAGAGTCGATGCTTTTAGACCTGTAGTTGCTGGTTCTACTTTTGGAGAACCTGACACTGAAATCGAAGCAGAAATGGAAACCGAAGTAGAGACCGAAGAGGAATCTACTGAGGAAGAAGAGTGATTTATAAATAAAACATAACAGTCATATAAAAATGTCTAGAACATTACTTACTGGATCTGGTGCTGAGGTTTCACTGAATAGTGCAACTACTCTTGATAATGCTACGGTTGTTAGAGTTATTAATCTGTCAGGTGCAGATGCAACTGTTAGTGTTGCAAAAAGCACTACGGTTGGTTATGCAAATACTGCAACTGTAACTCTACCAGATGATCGAGTTGAATTTTTTGAGAAAGGTCCACACGATATTATTTCTGCATCATCAGGAGATGTTAAAGGGTTTAAAGTAGGATTCACCAATTAATCAAATGAAACTTATCACAGAAGAAATCGAACAGGTAGAATTTATCGTTGAACAACGCAACGGTAAGAAGAACCTGTATATCGAAGGTGTTTTCCTTCAGGGTAACATTCAGAACCGTAATGGTCGTATGTATCCTATGGAAACTCTGAGAAGAGAGGTTGCTCGTTATAACGAAAGCAACATCGTTTCTGGCAGAGCACTTGGTGAACTGGGTCATCCCGATGGTCCTACTGTAAACCTTGACCGCGTTTCACACAAAATCGTTTCTCTGAAAGAGAGTGGTTCAAACTTCATCGGTAAAGCAAAAATCCTCAACACCCCCATGGGTAAGATTGCTGCTTCGTTGATTGATGAAGGTGTAAAACTCGGCGTTTCTTCTCGCGGTATTGGTTCACTTAAGGCAACAAGAGAAGGAGTCAATATTGTAGGCGACGACTTCATGTTAGCAACTGCTGCTGATATCGTTGCTGATCCATCTGCACCTGATGCTTTCGTCGAAGGCATTATGGAAGGAAAAGATTGGGTATGGGATGGTGGTATTCTCCGCGAAAAACTTGCAGAGAAGACATATGCCCAGATCAATACACTTGTTGATACAAAGCAACTAGAAGAAAATAAGTTATTTTTATTTGATCAGTTTCTTTCTAATTTATAAATTTATAAATAAATATAGATTAAAATCAGAGGTAATCGGAGAGTTCAAATGTCTCGTGGAAAATCATTACAAGAAATGGAAGTAAAGACACAGCAATCCCGTACCGCAGTTAACGCTGGTGCGAAGGCTGGAGATCCTATGCCAACCATGGCAGATCCAGGAACCCAATTGGGTGCTATCGAAGATCTGGGTGGACCAACCCCAGAAAACTACAAGTCTGATGACGATTCAGCAAAGCTGAAGACTCCAGGCGGATCCCTTAAGCAAGTTAAGGACGTAATCACTAAGGGTGCAGGAAAAGCAGATCCAATGCCAACCATGAAGAAAGAAGAAGAAGAACTCTCCGCCGAAGAGATGATCGAAGAAGAAGAAGTTACTACTGATGAAGTAGTTGCTGAAGAAGAAACCGTAGAAGAGTACAACGTTGAAGAAGACGTTAATGCACTTCTCGGTGGCGAAGAACTCTCTGAAGAGTTCAAAGCAAAAGCAAAGACCATCTTTGAAGCAGCAATCTCTGCCAAGGTTGCTGAAATCAAAGAGGCAATCGAAGCTCAGTACGAAGAAAAGCTTGCTGCTCAACTTGCAGAAGAGAAGGAAGCACTTGCTGAGCGTGTCGATTCTTACCTTGAGTATGTCGCTGATGAGTGGTTCGAAGAAAACGCACTCGTCATCGAGCAAGGTCTTAAGACCGAAATGACTGAATCATTCCTTGCTGGAATGAAGAATCTTTTTGAAGAACATTATGTAGAAATCCCTGAAGAGAAATATGATGTGCTTGAGAGCATGGTAGAAAAATTAGATGATATGGAGACCAAACTCAATGAGCAGATTGAGAGAAACATTGGTCTGAACAAGAGACTCGCTGAGTCCGTTTCAGACAATATCCTCGATCAAGTTTCTGAGGGACTCGCTTCCACACAGAAAGAAAAGCTTGCCTCACTTGCTGAAAGTGTAGAGTTTGAAAGTGAAGAAACTTATCGTGAAAAACTGGAGACCCTGAAGGAATCGTATTTCGCTTCCAAGCCACAGACTCCACAAGCAAAGACCGAAACCCTTTCTGAAGGTGTTGATTCTGCCGGTTCTGAGTCTTACTCAAACACGATGGAAGCATACCTGAGAACCATGGGATCCTTTGGTCTCGGCAACAACTCCTGAATTTAATATTAGTTCAAACGTAAACATCCACTATTAGGTAAAAAGCAAATGTTCCAATCCGAACAGTTGCAGGAAAAGTGGGCACCTCTTCTTAACCACGAAGGTTGTGAGAAAATCACCGACAACCATCGTAGAGCTGTCACAGCAGTCCTGCTCGAAAACCAAGAAAAATTCCTGAAAGAGCAATCCGCATTTGAGAATGGCGGAATGCTGACCGAAGGTCCTAACATGTCTGTTGGTACTGACGGTTATCAAGGTGGTCACACCGCGAATACTCACGCTGGTTTTGACCCCGTTCTGATTTCTCTGATCAGACGCTCCATGCCTAACCTGGTCGCTTATGACCTGGCAGGCGTTCAGCCTATGTCTGGACCTACTGGACTCATCTTCGCGATGCGCTCCAAGTATGAGACTGCAGGTGGAACCGAAGCATTCTTCGACGAAGCAGATACCGCATTCTCTGGTCAGGACGACGACTTCAACAATACCGGTGGTTGGACCAACGGTGGCGTTGGTATGGGTACTACTGCACAAGCAGGCAGCAACCCTGGTCTCCTGAACCCAACTGCAACCGCAACCGAGACTGACTACAATGTCGGTCAGGGTATGCGTACTGACTACGCAGAAAAACTGGGCGATGGCACCGAAGGTGAATTCAACCAGATGGCTTTCTCGATCGAGAAGGTCACCGTTACTGCGAAGTCCAGAGCACTCAAAGCTGAGTACTCCCTGGAACTGGCACAGGACCTCAAGGCAATCCACGGTCTGAATGCTGAAGCGGAACTGGCAAACATTCTCTCCACAGAGATTCTTGCTGAAATCAACCGCGAAGTCATCAGAACCATCTACAAGACTGCTGAGCAAGGTGCTGTTAACAACACCGCAACTGCTGGTCAGTTCGACCTCGACATTGACTCCAATGGTCGTTGGTCTGTTGAGAAGTTCAAGGGTCTTCTGTTCCAAATCGAGAGAGACGCTAACGCAATTGCACAGCGCACTCGTAGAGGAAAGGGCAACATCATCCTCTGCTCCGCAGACGTTGCTTCCGCTCTGACCATGGCAGGCGTACTCGACTACACCCCTGCACTCAACGCTAACCTGAACGTTGACGACACCGGTAACACCTTCGCTGGTGTTCTCCAAGGTAAGTATCGTGTCTACATCGATCCTTATTCTGCAAACACCGGAACTGGCACCTCTGACCAGTACTACGTCGTTGGTTATAAGGGTTCTTCCCCTTATGACGCAGGTCTGTTCTATTGCCCATACGTTCCTCTTCAGATGGTTCGTGCAGTTGGCGAGAACACCTTCCAGCCAAAAATTGGCTTCAAGACGCGCTACGGAATGGTTGCTAACCCATTCGCTCAGGGCACTGCTCAGGGTCTCGGCGCACTCACCACTAACGCTAACCGCTACTATCGTCGCGTCCGCGTTAAGAACCTCATGTGATTCATACTCACAAGAGTTAAGCAAGGACCCTTCGGGGTCCTTTTTTTATGCTAAATATTTAAAAAACGATGGCATATGTATCCCCCATTGAGAATAGGAACTTTTTAGCACCTACAGGGTTCATATTCAGAATTGATAGAATTCCGCAGGTATCGTATTTTTGTAACCAAGCAAATATTCCCTCAATGGATCTGGGGATTGCGCTTCAACCTTCTTATCTTAAAGATATTCCAGTACCAGGAGATAAGATTGAATTTGGAGATTTGTCAGTTCGATTTTTAATCGATGAAAATTTTGGCAACTATATGGAAATCCAAAAGTGGATTCGCGGTCTAGGTTTCCCAGATAGTTTAAAAGAGTTTAATGACTTTGAGTCTCAAAAAACTCTTCCAAATAGTGTCGATACTATTTTTGATGGACAAGGAGATAATATCTATTCCGATGGAGTTCTGCAAATATTAAGCAGCGACAATATTCCTAAGTATCAGGTTAACTTTAAGGACTTATTCCCTTACTCAATATCAACGTTAACATTTGATGCTACTGACACTGATATTGAATACTTTACAGCAGAAGTATCTTTCAAGTATACTAACTATACCATAACAAATACCAGAGGACAAGATTTATGAGTTTTGATCTTGATTCAATTCAAGATATGTGGGAGAAAGATTCTAAAATAGACCCAGATAATTTACATAATGAGTCGTTAGGGATTCCATCTCTCCACGCAAAATATTTTGAAATATATAATACCATTTTTCTGCTAAGAAAGAAAGCAGAACAACAACGTAAAAATATTCGTCACGAACGCTATGAGTATTTTAGTGGGAAAGCAGACCCGGATGTTTATATCGAAAATCCGTTTCCCAAAAAGATCAGAGATAAAGACACTATGCAAAAATATTTGGATGCAGATGAGAGACTCTCAGGAGTTTCGTTGAAAATTGATTATTATGATACAATGCTAGTTTATATTGAGAGTATACTAAAGCAGATAAGCAATCGCACATATCAAATTAAGAATGCGATTGAGTTTATGCGTTTTAATGCAGGATTGGGATAATGAATGAAGAACCTGATTATTATCAAATAGAACTGCCGATTGAGGCAGTTCGTATCATTCATACTGGTCTTTCACAAGCAGTACAGAAATGGTCTGGTGGTCCTGCAGAAGAGCAGGAGGATTTGATTGCTATGAGAGACCACTTCTATAGAATTATGTTGGAACATAGGTTCACAAACATGTAATAAATATTCTTAGATGAATGGATTTATGTGATTGACACATCAGCAAATCTTGTTATATCTAAGTCCAACGAAGTATTTTTAAAAATTAATACAGAACCTCACATTGAGTATGAACTTAGAGACCACTTTAAGTTTGAGGTTCCGAATGCAAAATTTATGCCACAGTACCGTGGTAGAAACTGGAACGGAGAGATACATCTCTTTGATATGCGTTCCAAACAAATCTATGTCGGTCTGTTAGATAAGATTGTCAATTTTTGTGAGCAATACGGATATACGTATAAGTTTGAAGATAATAAATTTTATGGTGCCCCTTATGAGGAGAATGAAGAGATTTCATTTGAGGGTGTCAAGGATTATATGAATTCCATTTGTGCTCATACTCCCAGGAAGTATCAAGTTGAGGGAGTATATGGTGCCCTAAAGCATAATAGAAAATTATTGATATCGCCCACTGCAAGCGGCAAATCTCTAATGATTTACTCTCTCGTAAGATATTACGTTGATAAAGGGCAAAGAATTCTTTTAGTTGTTCCGACGACATCTCTCGTAGAACAGATGTATAAAGACTTTCTTGATTATGGTTGGGATGCTGATTCATATTGTCACCGAATCTATTCTGGTAGAGAGAAGCACACTGATGCTCCAGTAACTATTACCACCTGGCAATCTATCTATAAGTTAGAAAGATCTTGGTTTGAGCAATATGATGTTGTAGTTGGTGATGAGGCACACTTATTCAAGAGTAAGTCCCTTATTGCGATTATGACTAAGTTGCATCATGCAAAATATAGATTTGGATTTACTGGTACATTAGACGGCACACAGACGCATAAGTGGGTCTTAGAGGGAGTTTTTGGTCCATCATATAAAGTAACTAGAACAGAAGAATTAATGAGACAAGGACATCTGTCTCAGTTGGATATTCAGTGTCTTGTTCTTAAACATCCTCCACGTAAGTTTGATGTATTTGAGGATGAGATACAATATCTTATTACTCATCAACAAAGGAATAGTTTCATTACTAATCTTGCATTAGATATGAAAGGTAATACTCTTGTGTTATTTGCAAGAGTAGAAGCACATGGACAAGTACTTTTCGATAAGATAAATAAACAAAAGAAGAATAACCAAAAAGTATTTTTTGTCCACGGTGGAGTTGATACTGAATCTAGAGAATTGGTAAGAGAAATAACAGAAAGAGAATCTAACGCTATTATCGTTGCCTCTTATGGAACCTTTTCTACAGGTATCAATATTAAAAATCTCCATAATGTTATCTTCGCCTCACCTAGCAAATCAAGAATCCGAAATCTTCAGAGCATTGGAAGAATACTTAGAAAAGGAAAGGACAAAGTAAAAGCAACTCTATATGATATTGCTGATGACTGTTCAACTACTACAAAAAGAAATTATACGCTTAATCATTTTATAGAACGAATTAAAATTTATAATGAAGAAAAATTCAACTATGAATTTATTACGATACAACTCAAAGGAGGAATATGATAGAAGAAGATTTTTATGCAACTATCAAACTTAGAAGTGGAGAAGAAATATTTGCTAAAGTAGCAGCTTCAGAAGAACAAGATAGAACTATGTTAATAGTTTCTAATCCTATTATGGTTAAAGAGATTAAATCTAAAGCAGATAATGTAGTTGGTTATAAAATAGAACCTTGGTTAAAGACTACATCTGAAGATATGTTTATTATCAAATTAGATGATGTTCTTACTATGTCTGAATCATCTGATATTGAAATTATTATGATGTATCAAGACTACGTTAGAAATGGTAGTAGAGAAGATACAAATGGTTCTTCTAAGATAAACAGAAAGATGGGTTATCTTGGAAATGTCAATGACACTAAAGAACTCCTGGAGAAGATCTATAAGAGTTCTAATAAAGAATCTAAGTAATCTATAGCTGTCTCTTCAAACCCAACAAAGGTATTCTACACATGGTTTGGATACTTGTCAAGTGTTTGTTCTGATGGTATAATATATACATATTATTATGATTATAACTTATGGTAGGTACTACGATGGCCAAGAGGAAAAGGTCAGAGCATTACGTTAACAACAAAGAGTTCCTTGCGGCACTTACAGAGTATCGTAGTGAAGTTGAAAGAACGTTTCTTGCCAAGTATGGAAGAGAACCTACGAAGCAAGACAGAGCACAACGATGGGACACTAAACCTCCTATTCCACGCTACATTGGAGAGTGTTTCCTAAAGATTGCTAATCACCTGTCTTTCAAACCAAACTTCGTGAACTATATGTTCAAGGAAGATATGATCTCTGATGGCATTGAGAACTGTGTTCAATACATTCATAACTTTGACCCAGAGAAATCACAGAACCCCTTTGCATATTTCACACAAATCATTCACTACGCATTCCTTCGTAGAATCCAAAGAGAGAAGCGTCAGTTAGATATTAAGAACAAGATTATTGAACGGTCAGAGTACAGCGAAGTTTTTGACGACAACAACACCCTTGACGGATCGAACTATAGCGACTACAATAGTATCAAGGATGCCGTCCATTCAAAACTTCGTTATCAATGAGAATTGCGATCATTACCGATCAGCACTTTGGTGCCCGTAAGAATTCAAAATTATTCCACGACTATTTTCTAAAGTTCTACAACGATATCTTCTTTCCAACCCTAGAGAAAGAAGGTATTACTACTGTTGTAGATATGGGTGATACCTTTGATAGTCGTAAAGGAATTGACTTCTCTGCACTTTCTTGGGCAAAGGATAATTACTATGACAGACTCGAACAAATGGGAGTCACTGTTCATACTATCGTTGGTAATCATACCGCATATTATAAGAATACAAATAACGTCAATGCCGTTGATTTGCTTCTCCGTGAGTATGGAAATGTAATCGTATATTCTGAAGCAACTGAAGTTAAACTTGATAAATTGGGAGTAGTATTTGTTCCTTGGATTAACAAGGAGAATGAAGAGCAGACCTTAAAACTTATTCAAAAGACCAAGCATAAGTGTGCTATGGGTCACCTTGAACTCAGTGGATTCAGAGCACACAAGAACGTTGTGATGGACCATGGTATGGATAAGGATGTATTCTCCAAGTTCTCTACTGTATTCAGTGGTCACTACCATACCAGGTCTGATAACGGAAAAATCTATTATCTGGGTAATCCGTATGAGATGTTTTGGAATGACGTAAATGACCCTAGAGGTTTTCATATCTTTGATACAGATACGAAAGAACTGACACCAATCAACAATCCATATCGGATGTTCTATAATGTCTATTATGATGATGAATCTCATCAGATGGTAGATACAACTCCATACGAAGATAAAATCGTAAAGGTTATCGTCAGAAATAAACCTAGAGTCAAAGAGTTTGAAAAAGTTATTGACAAACTCTATGCTTCTGGTGTTGCCGAACTTAAGATTGTAGAGAACTATGATTTTGGTGGATGGTATGGTGATGAAGAGTTCTCTGCTATGGAGTCTGAAGACACTCTTTCTATCTTAGATAGATATATCCAGGAGGCAGAAATCAAACTTGATAAGTCGAAGATACAGAATATTATGAGACAAACTTATCAAGAGGCGTGTGAGATGGTGTAATGTTTATTTTAACGATTCTAGGAAAAGAAACTGACGGGGCATATTCGGTCGCAAATGAAGATGGAGATGATGTTCTCTATATCTTTGAACAAGAAGATGATGCCTCTCGGTATGCTATGATGCTAGAAGAGTCTGGTAGTCCAGAAATGCACGTCATCGAAGTTGATGACAAAGCAATGATAGAAGCTTGTGTAATGCATGATTATACTTACACAATCATAACCCCTAATGATATTGTGATTCCCCCTGACACTGAGCATGATTTTATTTAAGAGTATTCGTTGGAGAAATTTTCTAAGCACTGGCAACCAAGACACTATTATTGATTTCACAGAAAATAATACCAATTTGATTATTGGTTCTAATGGAGCAGGTAAGAGCACCGTATTGGATGCTCTTACTTTTTCTTTGTTTGGGAAACCATTTCGTAAGATTAACAAACCTCAGTTAGTCAACTCTACCAATGAGAAAGATTGTGTAGTCGAAGTTCAGTTCACTATTGGGAATATTAACTGGACTGTTGTTCGGGGAATCAAACCAAATACTTTTACTATCACCAGAGACGGAACTACACTAGACCAACACGCATCTGCTAATGACCAACAGAAATGGTTTGAGCAGAATGTAATCAAAATGAATTACAAGTCTTTTACTCAGATTGTAATTCTGGGCAGCAGCACATTTGTTCCGTTTATGCAACTGACTGCAAACAATCGTAGAGAAGTGATTGAAGACCTTTTAGATATTCGTATCTTCTCTACAATGAATAGTGTCATTAAAGATAAGATTCGCACTTTGCGAGAAGACATCAAAGTCTATGAACTGAAGAAAGAGTCTCTGATTGAAAAGGTTTCAATGCAAGAGAACTTTATTGAAGAACTTGAGAATCGTAGTAAGGAGAACATTAAAGAGAGGGAAAATAAGATTAGTCAGATTCTTGTAGAAGAAAATGACTTGATGAATAGTAATGGTGTGATTGAAGAAGACATCTTTAAACTCAACAAAGAGGTTGAAGGTGTCACTGGTGCCACTGAAAAACTTCGCACACTTGGTAACTTAAAGGGTAAGATTTCTAACAAAGTATCAAACATTACTAAGGAACATAAATTTTTCACACAAAATACGGTTTGTCCTACCTGTACACAACCAATTGAGGAGACCTTCAGAATAAATAAGATTGAGGACGCTCAAAGTAAAGCAAAGGAGTTGCAGTCTGGTTATCAAGAACTAGAGGAAGCAATCAAAAAAGAGGAGGAGCGAGAGCGTCAATTTACTATTCTATCGAAGGAGATTTTAAAACTCAATAATGGTATTTCTAAAAACAATACTAAAATCGCTGGTTGTCAAAGACAAATCAGAGATTTGGAATCGGAAATTCAAAGAATTACCGACCAACTTGCAAATAGAAATGTTGAAGATGACAAGTTAGCTTCCTTCAAAGAAACCCTAAAAACTACATACGACGAACTCGCTAAAAACAAGGACACAATCCAGTATTACGATTTCACATACGGATTACTAAAAGACGGTGGAGTTAAATCCAAAATCATTAAGAAGTATCTACCGCTGATAAATCAGCAAGTCAATCGTTATCTTCAGATGATGGACTTCTACATCAACTTCACACTTGATGAGGAATTCAACGAAACCGTCCAGTCCCCTATTCACGAAGACTTTTCCTATGCTTCCTTCAGTGAAGGAGAGAAGATGAGAATCGACCTAGCACTTCTCTTCACCTGGCGCGAAGTAGCAAAGATGAAGAACTCTGTTAATACCAATCTGCTTATTATGGATGAGGTATTTGATAGTTCCCTAGACGGATTTGGAACAGACGAATTTCTAAAGATTATTCGTTATGTTATCAAGGATGCAAATATCTTTGTTATCTCTCACAAAACTGGACTTGAGGACAAATTTGATAGTGTCATACGATTTGAGAAAATCAAAGGTTTTTCGCATAAGGTCCAATAAAAGGACAGGACAATGACTACCCCCAACTGGCAGCATCACAGCAAGAAAGAACAGAAACGAAAACTGAAACCACAGGCACTACGTCAACGTAAAGAATCCTTGCGTTTCCTAAAAAAGAAGCTACAAGTTACCGTAACTTCATAAAGTTAGCATACGATGACTAGATAGTGTAGAATGTTGGGGGACGAACTAAATGTAACTAAAATAATTGTTATGCTTTATATGTTTATTATGTCCCGAAAAACATAATAGAGGACATTATGCACAATCTCATTTCTTATAATCAGTTAGCGGGTTGGAAACAAAGTGTAGTAAGATTGACAAACACATTAGACCATACAATTGAAGGATCTGACGCACTGAATGATTATTACAACTGCCTGATTGACTGTGATGAAGGTCAAGCACTCTGTAAACGAATCTGTAGGAGACTTTTAGAATAGACACGAACCAATCCAACAACTGTCACTGAGGGACCCCGGCGAGAGCTGGGGTTTGTTAGTATAGAGGCATCGAAAGGAAACCATGAAGCACGAAGTCAAGTCACAACTCGCCAAACTCCTTGCTACTGAGGACCTGGTGGTTGAGCACCGGTTCGTTGAGACGGCACAGTTCAACGTCCAGACCCGTGTGCTGACTCTGCCTCGCTGGGAACGGGCAAGCAATGTTGTCTATGACATGCTGGTAGGTCACGAAGTAGGACACGCACTTTTTACTCCTGATCAAGACCCCCCTAAAAATATTCCTCACTCCTTCATCAATGTGACTGAAGATGCAAGGATTGAGAAACTAATGAAACGTAAATATCCTGGTTTGAGTAAGACTTTCTTCAAGGGTTATTCTGAACTGTCTGATGAGGATTTCTTTTGCCTTGAGGGTGAAGACATCGGAAAGATGAGTCTTGCTGACCGTGCTAACCTTTACTTCAAGATTGGCAACTACGTTGATATTCCTTTCTTCAACTTTGATGAGAGTCGTATCATTAAGATGATTGCTGATGCTGAAACTTTTGCTGATGCTTGTCTTGCGGCAGAAGAGATGTATCGCTATGATAAGAAATCAAAAGAACAAGAGAAACCTGATATTCCTGCTGCTTCTTCTGAATCGCAGTCTGGTGGTAGTAATGAGAGTAAAGAAAATAAAGAAGATGGAGAAGTTGATGATAGTCAAGAAACAGAATCTAAACAGGGTGAATCTGAATCCTCTGAACAGTTAGATTCTGGTGATACTTCTAACAATGCAGGTGCTTCTGCTGAACCTGAAGTCAAGACTGTTGATAGTCTGGATGAGAGTCTGCGTGAATTGATTTCCAACCACGGTGGCGAGAATGTTTATGTTGAACTTCCTAAGGTAAATCTTGATACTGTTATTGGTAAGAACCAAGACATTCATGATTATATTGACACTAACTGGAATACTAGAGATGAAGATCCTTTCCGAACTCCTGACTCTTTGTTCACTGAGTTCAAACGGTCTGCTCAAAAAGAAGTCAACTATCTGGTAAAAGAGTTTGAATGTAAGAAAGCAGCAGACTCTTATGCCCGTGCTTCTGTATCGCGTACTGGTGTTCTTGACTGCAGCAAACTACATACTTATAAGTATAATGATGACCTTTTCCGAAAGGTTACTACCCTTGCTGATGGTAAGAACCACGGTCTAGTATTTGTTCTTGACTGGTCTGGTTCTATGGCGAATGTCCTTGAGGATACTTTGAAGCAACTTTTCAATCTGGTTTGGTTCTGTAAGAAAGTTAATATTCCCTTTGAGGTATATGCTTTCACTAATGAGTGGATCAAACATGAAGTCCTCCCTAATGGTGGTTGGGCACCTTTGCCTTCTCACTATGAAGCAGAAGACGGACAACTTGTTGTTGAGGAGAACTTCTGTATGATGAACATTCTTACCAGCAAAGTAAATGGTAAGGTTCTTGAGCATCAGATGAAGAACATCTATCGTATTGCTTATTACTTCGGTTGCCGTGGTTGTTATTCTTATGACCCAGGTAATCGTGTGTCTCTCTCAGGCACACCTTTGAATGAAGCAATCGTTACTCTTCATCAGATTCTGCCTAAGTTCCAGAGTGAGAACAAACTACAGAAAGTTCAGTGTGTAGTTTTGACTGATGGTGAGGCAGGTTTCCTCAATCGCCATGCTACAGTTACAGGATACAAAGGTGAGGAATATATTGGTTGTAGAAGACTGATTGCTGATCGCACTTTTGTTCGCGACCGTAAGATTGGTTGTACCTATCAAGTCAAGTATTGTTATCATGAATTTACTGATCTGCTTCTGCAGAATCTCAAAGATAACTTCACTGATATGAACCTGATTGGTATTCGTGTTCTTGCTCCTCGCGATGCTAACTCTTTCATCAAGATGTATCATGAAAACTATTCTGAGGCAGAGAAACTTCAAAGTCAATGGCGTAAAGAAAAGAGTTTCACTATCAAGAACTCTGGTTATGATGCTTACTTTGGTATGTCTGCTACAGCACTGAACCAGGAATCTGACTTTGATGTTGATGAAGGTGCTACCAAAGCAAAAATCAAATCTGCCTTTGTAAAATCCCTCAAGACTAAAAAACTGAATAAGCGTATCCTTGGAGAATTTATTTCACTAGTAGTATGATCGAATTACCTGAATGGAAGAAAAGGGCTTTACAAAATCCGAAACTAAAACAAAAACAAATAGACATTTTGAAGAATGGTCCCAAGTCTCTGACTGATGCCTGGTTCCTCCAGGCAATGAAGTACAAGTACGACCAGTCCAAGGACTGACCACTCTGCCCCGACTCTGCCCCCACTCTGCCCTATAATAAGGACATCAACAAACAAACCAATGGCAATCTCCGCTGAATACATCACTTCTTCGCTCCGCAACCTCTACGGTTCTACGGTTACCAGCGCAGAACTGAAAGCATGGTGCGCTATGAACGGAACTACTTACCAAACCGTTTCTAAAAAACTTGACCAATTCAAAGTCGGTCGCGGTAAGTGGAACCTGGAAGTAACTCCTCAAAAGGTTGAACAGATTGAGCGTACCTATGAGGCACCAGCAGCAATGCCTGCCTTTGAGCAAAACCTTATCCCAGAAAAAGATGATACCTTCGTCAAGTTTGGTAATTATAGCGATATCAAAAAAATTATCCAGTCGCGTATCTTCTATCCGACGTTCATTACGGGTCTTTCTGGCAACGGCAAAACTTTCAGTGTTGAGCAAGCGTGTGCCCAACTCAACCGAGAACTCATCCGAGTCAACCTGACGATTGAGACCGATGAAGATGACCTTATTGGCGGATTCCGCTTGGTCAATGGTGAGACCGTTTGGCACAATGGTCCGGTCATCGAAGCCCTGGAGCGCGGTGCGATTCTACTGCTTGACGAGATTGACCTGGCCTCCAACAAGATTCTTTGCCTTCAATCAATCCTGGAAGGAAAAGGAGTCTTCCTGAAGAAGATTGGTAAATACATTCAACTGAAGGAAGGATTCAATGTTATTGCAACTGCAAACACTAAAGGCAAAGGCAGCGATGACGGTCGCTTTATTGGAACTAACGTTCTCAATGAAGCATTCCTGGAACGCTTCCCTGTAACCTTTGAGCAGTCTTATCCTACTCCTGCAACCGAACAAAAGATTCTTGAGGGTATTGCTCTGGATCTTGGTGTAAAGGATCGTGAGTTCTGCAAGCGATTGGTTGACTGGGGTGATATCATTCGTAAGACTTTCTATGACGGTGGTATCGAAGAGATTATCTCTACCCGCCGCCTGGTTCACATCATCCGTGCCTACAGCATCTTTGGTGATAAGGCAAAGGCAATTCAAGTTTGTGTGAATCGCTTTGACGATGAGACCAAGCAGGCATTCATGGAACTGTATGATAAGGTTGATGCAGATTTCCAGATGCCTGTTGACGGGGAGGCATCTGCCTGATATAATGATTAACGCTTGGAGTTTACTTTACGATGAACTGATGATTTCAACTGCAAACTCAGACGACTACAATGACTTTTGGGAGCAATCCTACACTTACAATATTTCAACTACTCCTGTGAAAGACGATAAGATTACATTTAATATTCCTGACCTTCCTGACACTCCTACCAATACAAATGGATTCTGGAAGTATCATGAGGACGTTATCCTCAAAGAGATTCGTGATTATCTTGGTGGGACATATAATGCTCACTATGCTTCACGCGACTCTAAAACTCAGACCCTTGATCTGATTGAAGGCATTGGTGATGCAGAACCATTCTGTCGATCTAATGCTATCAAGTACCTTTCGCGATTTGGTAAGAAAGGTGGAAAGTCTAAGCAAGACATTCTGAAGGCAATCCACTATTGTATCCTTCTTTATCATTTCGCTGGCCTCTGTAATGAAACTTCGACCCCTTATGAAACTTTCTGATAAAACTATTTCTGTCCTGAAGA